TAAGCTGTCTGCTATCATCTATGACGGTTGTACCGCCTACTTTAATCGCCATCTTCGTATACTCCTACTAGGTGATTGTTGCGTTAGAGTTGACGTTGCCAACAACATCCAAGTTGCCGCTTGCGTCTAGTTTCATTTTGTTTGTGCCGCCTGTAGCGAAGTACAGTGAGCCGCCTGACTCTGTGATTGTCCAGTTACCAAAGTCTACTGAGCCTGTGACTGAGATGCCTGTGGCTGTTGTGGCAAACTTAGCTGAGTTGTCGTGGTAGAGTGTGACTGCTCCTCCATTACTAGCAACAATAAGGTTTTCATTATGAGCAGCATTTTGAACAATGAAACTATCTGCCGCACCTAACACTAAATTTCCAGTGCCTTGGTCGGTTATGTAACTTGCAGAGCCAGTGTGATAAATCTGTAGATCAGACCCTGCGCCAAAGATGGCTTTGTTGTTGTCACCGAAAGTTACATTCCCAGTAACTGCACCACCAGCTTTAGGAAGCGCAGCGTTTGCTGTATTTGTGGTAGTAGTTAAATCTGCATCATTAGCTAAAGGAACCCATGATCCCGCATGTGCAAAGTAACCCTTACCTGTACCATGTACGTGCGCAAACATGCCATGATAATTTGATGCACTAGGTAAATCTCCTGTAGCAGAATACACATTGCTGTAAAGTATCTTATTACTACCAAAGTCTACGTCTGAACCAAGGACTGCATAACGAGCATCTGCCTGTGTCTTAGTGTATGTATCAGCTACTACGAATGTACCAAAGCCTACGATGTCTACCGTATCGCCTACTGCTGCACCTGATGCCAGTACAATAGATGTACCTGATGTAGCAGTGAAGTCTGTACCACTAATAAGCTTTACACCGTTTAGGTAAGCATCAACATAGCCGGGGTCATACGTTGCAGCAAAGGTAGTCTGACCTGCAGTAGCTGTGTAAGTGTTACGGTTAGATGTACCATTCACAGATGAACCAGCGGCTTGCCACCCAGAACCACCATAGACGTACATGATGTCTGTGGTAGTATTGAAGTACAAAGCACCAGCTACTATAGCATCGCCATCATTGTCTGTACTGGGAGCGGAAGACTTAGCACCAAGGTATCTGTCATCAAAGTCATCATAAGAGCTAGCGGCGGATGTAGCCGAACTAGCAGCGGCAGTAGCAGAGTTACCTGCGTTAGTTGCGCTAGTAGCAGCGTTAGTCTCTGAGGTAGCAGCATTGGTAGCACTTGTTTGTGCTGATGTAAGGCTACCTGTTATATTGTCTACGTATGTTTTGTTTGTAAGATCAGGGCCGTTGGTAGGTGTATACGTGGTTGTAACCTTAGCACTACCCATGTCGATAGCGCCTGTCATAGTGCCACCAGCTTTACCTAAGAACGTAGTATCAGCATAATTCTTACTTACTGCGTCTTGGTTGGCTACAGGATCACCTAGACCAGTAATCTTAGATGTACCCATAGCAATAGCACCAGTCATTGTACCACCTGCAAGTGGTAACTTGGTTGCTATACTATTTGTAATGGTTGTAGAAAAGTCTGCATCATCGCCTAGTGCTGCAGCAAGCTCATTCAATGTGTCTAGTGTGCCAGGCGCAGAGTCTACCAATCCTGATACTTGTGTGTCCACATAATTTTTCGTGGCTGCGTCCTGTGCGTTACTTGGATCAGTAACATTAGCTATTGTTGTACCTGTAACGTCTAGTGTACCGTTGACAGTTACGTTATTAAATACAGAAGTACCTGAAGTTGAATTTACATTACCGACAACACTACCTGTAATCACACCGCTAATATTACCTGTGATGTTACCTGTAATATCGCCTGTCACATCTCCAACAAACCCTGATGTAGCAGTAATGGTTGTACCAGTTATAGCTGCAGCAGTTGATGCTCCAATAGTAGTACCGTCAATGCTACCGCCGTTAATATCAGCAGTCGCCAAGGTTGCCTGTCCAGATGTCGATACAGTTGTAAAGCTACCAGCAGCAGGGGAACTAGCACCAATAATACCATTTAAGTTACCTGTTACATTCCCTGTTACATTTCCTGTAAGGTCTCCTGTAACATCTCCAGTTAAGTCTCCCGTGACATCGCCAGTAACATTACCTGTCAAAGGACCAACAAGTGACGTACCTGTAATGGTAGTACCTGTAATTGCAACAGGTGTAGTATTACCGATAATAGTGTTGTCCATTGCACCTGAGTTAATATCTGCAGATGTAATAGTTGTAGTGCCTGTTAGTGCAGATGTACCTGTTACAGCAAATGTACCACCAACAGTAACATTGCCTGACGCATCCATTGTAGTAAAGTCTGCAGCGGCTGGAGTAGTACCACCAATGACTACATTATCAATAGTACCACCAAGTATAGTGACAGAGCCAATCTCACCGATACCATTAACATATAAGTTCTTAAACTTTAGTGAGGAAGTACCAAGATCAACGTCATTAGTTGTTATGGGTACAATAGCACCATCTTGAATGCGTACTTGCTCTACTGCAGAGCCACCTACCTCACTAAAGAAGCTAATACGATTGTTAGTTGTGTCTACTACTACTTTGTTCTTAGCATCAACATCTGCAATGAGTGGTATGTAAGAACCCTCAGTAGATGTACCATCATGCTTGTGACCCGTGCTGTTATTGAAAGCATCACGAATAGCGTTAAACTCAGCGTTTACTGGTGCAGCTTTGATAACCGCATTAGCGATAATATCCGCTACTGACTGTCTAGTGTAACCTGCCATGTTATAACCTGTCTCCTACTCCGAATGTCACCACTATGCCTTGGATACTGTGAGAGGCGTTGGTGTCATTGGTTACGTATTTAAATGATGCTGACATGCCTGAACCTGAAATGTTTGTGCGCCGTACAGGGGCAGGGTTACCGTCAAAGATTGCTGTGCTGTTATACAGGGCTTCGTTGTAGTAAGATGCTGCGCCCTTTGTTGTAAGTGTAAAGTTTGTAGGACGCAACGTATCTACATCTTCGTAGTCGTAAAGAGCAGACATGATAAGTTCATTGTCACCCTCAGAACGTAAGTACGTAGCTACAGTATAGAATACCTTACGTTGTTCTGGGTCTTGCATATGAAAGAAGGGAGTCTGGAATACACTAAAGATAGCCTCACCGTCAAAGTCATTGCCTATCTCTTGGCGTTGAACCTTACCGTTGCTATCACCGTGTATGACAAACTCATCTTGACCAATGTAACCGCTAGTAGCACAAGTAGTAAATACACCAAGCATCTGACCGTACTCGAACTGCAAGCCGTTAGGTGTCTGTCTGAAGCCACCGATAATACCCTGACCGTCTGCAGCACCAAGGAAGTAGCGGAACTGTGTCTTCTGCCTAATAACTACTGCATCTAGCTTGTCTAAGTCTACCTCAAACACCAAGTCAGTAAAGATAGACTGAATGTCTTTTGATACTGTTTCTAGATTTACATCACCAATCTTATCAGTCCCAGTTACAGGACGCAAGCCATCCTGAGACAAGAACAGTAGGTCACCACCTATCTCAACTACACTGTCCGTAGCCAAGCAACCCAAGTCATCTGTAACTTCCTCAAGTACAAAGTCTGCTATGTTGTTGCCTACAAGCTTACGGATATTGTTAGAGCCAAAGACGTACAATGCGTCACGAAATGACTTGATTGCGACAATGGAAAAACCTACGTTAATAACACCAGCGCCATCTGCAGGGTCAAAGTCAGTCTCACTGTAAGGTGCAGAAAACCACAGGTTAGTGGACTCAGTGGCATCACCTGCTAAGAATAGGTGGTTCTTAAATACGTGAGATACTTTAGGTGCGCTGGGCGCATTGGTATTAGTAATCTGAGTGTAGGTTGTACCATCATATGTAGCGGCACGGTTTACTCCATCTGTAATTACTACCTTAGATGTACCCCAGTTGTAACGTGAGAAGCGTACCTTAGGGAAAGTAGATACATTAACAGAGGCAGGGGTTGTAATAGCTACCCAAGCTGATGAAGAGTTATTCCAGCGGTACAGATAGTTTGTATTACCTGCATTATATCGTGCTGCAAGAATACCATCATTAACACCATTAGCTACACAAACACCTAGAACTTTGTTAGTACCGGGTACAGTTCCATAGTCGTTACTGTAGCCACTTATCTTACGGTAACCACCAGTAACAGCAGGCTCGTAGTTTATTAAAGAAACTGCAGAACCTGGCTGTGTCTCACCCTGTGACAGCACGTCACGGCTGGTGTTTAGACCGCCTTGGCAGAAGACTTTAAAAGAAGATAAGTTTTCTGGCATTAAATAATACCACTAACTGAATTACCAAAAGATTTATTCTTTTGAAGTACTGTAGATCTGATATCTAGAGGGTCATCCATAAGCACTCGTCTCATAGAACGTATACCCTCATTAAAGGTCTGTTGATGTACAGCAGCACTTTGATCGTTTGATCTGAATCTCATGAGATACATCATTGCACCATCAATAATTACGTGACTAAATCTGTCAGGAATTACACAATTATCATTGTACAGAGTTAAATTTTCAGGGAATGACCAATATACGTATTCTATTTCGTAGGCATTATCTGGAACAGGTGTGACACCAAATTTACTTCCGTATGTTTGATATACACGTTGAGGTACAGAAATTCCCGAACCTTCATCTGACTGATCGTCAAGTCCACGATATTTTTGTGTATACTCTTCAAAAGAGATTGTGGGAATAAAACCGGGAGAATTATTTGCAGACCCTAGTTGTTTTATATAAAAAGTATCCCAGTCTACACTAGCAAAATCTGCGGGAAAATCGTACTGTCTTGTTCCTGCAGTTAGTGATTGAACGTAAGTTGTTTTGAGAAAGGGCCACTCTTGCCCTGTTTGTAATATATTCCTAATAGCATTATTAATAGCATCCTTGGCCAGTGCCTGCACATTTCGTACAGTATCAAAGCCATCACCTGCTATATCAAGAGGAACTTCATTAAGTCGTCTTAGCAGTTCGTTTGTAAGTGAGATGTAGGTTGTCATCTTTGAATCCTGCTACTAGGTGCACTGAAGGGCCAGCCTCAGTAGAGACCAGCCCAACAGATTAAGTAGGTTTAGGCCAAGTTGTACTTAGCTGTAACCAGTGCTTCTGGACGCAAGATTTTGCGACCGTATAGGTGCATACCACGTACAATATCAGCAAAGCTGTCTGGGTCACGGTATGTTTCAGTCTTGTTGATCTGCTCGGCAGTTGCAACAGCTGAATCATGACCACCAACAATAACACCATAGTTAGTGTTTTGGTTTGCTGTACCTGTAGTACCTGCACCAGTACCTACTGCTGGCAAGTTGCTTGAAACGTATACACGGAAACCGTGGAAGTTGTTCAAGACAAGACCATTGCGAAGGCCACCTGATTCACCGAAGTCAGAATTCAATAGGCGAGAATCTTCGTCACGCATGACTTCCATCATTACGGGGTCAATTACGAGCCATCTACCTTGCGTATCAACTTGCTTTTGATCCAACAGACGGGCCATACGGGATACAACCATAGATGGCGATACAGTAGCCGTTGGCAGGGCAGTTGCACCTGGCAGACGTGCAGCAACTGGGATAGAGTGATCCGCAGCTGATGCTGTAGTGATGTTACCGAATGAACCTTTGATCAGCTTGTTAGCTGCCAGCAATTCATCAGAACCTGCAGCGGTATCTGCTTTGGTTCCGTTAACAACATTATTTACTGCTGAAGCATTTGCATGCAGAGCAGCTTGTTTGTAGCCAGACAAGTAACCCAAGACTTCTTGGTCATGCTGATCAGCCAAACGGTATGCCGCACGGTTGGTTGCAAGATCCATGAAGTTTACATGGGAGTGAGCCTCCTCGATATCGTCCATTTTGAAAGCAAAATAGTTAGCTTTATCAACGACTAACGAGAAATCGGCATCGGCCAAATCTTGTGCGGCGATTGTTTCACCACGGGTATAGGCCGAGACACTTACCTCTGGCTCTTTGATAATGCGAACCGTGTCACCTTGGTTGCTAATCTCACCAAAATAATCAGAGTTAGTGATGTCGCCCACGACTGTGCTCTTACGAAACGCCAGCTGGACTTTTTTAGAATAAATGACACTTGAAAAGTTGCCATTGGGCAGGTTATTATAACCTGATGCGGATGCGAAAGCCATGTGAAATCCTCCATGATATTTGGCTTTTAAATAAAAGCTAACACCTTAAAGAGGCTGTTACTTTTCTAGGGTGCACTTACGGTCCAGGGTATAATGATCAATTATACGGTCTAGAGTAAATGGGCCTATACTTAAACAGGTGGTTCTTTTTAGTTTAGACTTTTTGTGAAGTTTGGCCGAGACAAAAGGTAGTCAAAAAGAGGCTTTTGTCTCTGTGCCTATAGTTATACTGCTGATTTACTAATTGTCAACAGCTTATCTGGCATTTCCAGATACATCGTAAACAAATTTACCCGAACGGATAGCTTTGTTAATTTCATCAGCTTTAGCTTCAAAGTCTCTATCGGACATCTTTGCTACATCTGACTCACGAATTACATCATTTGCATCCTCTACATCTACTGAGGCTTTACCCCGTCTAGTTACTGTAGAAGCTGCATCTTTAGCCTTAGCTTTCTTTGCAGTTTTAGTAAGGCCTTTATCTCCTTTGTACAAGTCAATAACACGTACTACTGAGGCAGGATCATCTGCATTCTCGTACAATGCATCTTGTACCCATTTAGGTTGTTCTTCAGCCCAGTTATGAAATTCATCTGAAGCACGTAGATCATCAAAATCATCGTGAGACTTACGGATAGCATTCTCTGCTTTTACTCGTTCTGCCTCTGACTTTGCGTTATCTAACTCTTGAAGCCTAGCATCAGCTTTGCTAAACATTTCTTGAGCCTTTTTAGCAGCAATTGTTTCAACTATGCCTGCTACATCTGGGTATTGCTTTGCCCACTGTTCAATGTCTTCATCAGACTTAGGAGGAACAATAGATTCTTTTTCCATGCGTTTTTCAAAGATGTCGAATTTGTCATTCCACTCCTTCTCTTTTTCTTGCATGTGCCGTCTTAAATCACCATATCTTTTTTTAAAAGATCTTTCTTCTGCAGATAACGTTGCTTCTTCAACTTCTGTATTGGTCTCTTCCGTTTCGGAGGTTTCTTCTTCGACTGATTCAGATTCTTCGCCACGTTGTTGAGCTTCAAGACGCTTGATCTCCTCTTCTTCATCCTCGATACGTTTACGTTTCTTGTCGTAGTTGTAACCTCGATCAACAAAACCTGCTGATTTCTGTGGTTGTACTTCTGCTAGTTCAGGCATTTTATCTTCCTTATGTTGGGGCCAGCACTATTGCTGGGTAGCCTTATTTTTTACCTGCAAGTCCTGTCTTTTTAGGTTTGCTTTTCTTTTTCTTTTTTGGTTTAGGGGTGGCCATCAGACCGCCCTCGTTAACACCGTAGTCAAACTCTGGATCTTCTTCAAAAGAAGCTGTAGCAGTAAATGCATCATCGCCACTACCATAAGTTGTAGACATAGTTCCTTGACCCATAGGATCTCTGTCAATACTAACAGCTGTAACTGGGAAAAGGTTACCATCATCATCATCATCATCATCTTGAAATGCTGCTAATGCTTCAGCTGCTGCTGCGGAATCCTCAGCTGCCTGTGCTTCTGCATTTTTAGCTACTTCTTCCTTCTGACTAGCTGCCCTAAATTTAAATCCTTCTGGTGTTTTTGTTGGATCAGTAGTTATTTGTTTAAAGTAACTATTGCCAGTTAAAAAACCTAGTTTATCAAAGGCAGCAACTACTAACCCACCCTGGTCTATAGCTTCCTTAATTTTAGGCTCAAGATAGGAAACCATCTCTTCATCACCTATACTTTTATAGTATTCGAGAACACCTCGTGCTTTGGCGATATCATTGGCTTGTACAGCTGCAGGTATTGCTCCGAGTATTCCTCCCTTTTGACCAATACCTTTTGCAAGAGCAGACATACCTAAACCATCGTCAGACTCTACCCAGTTTTTAACAGAAGCTGAATCACCAAAATCAATCCCATCCATCCAACTTGTATCTGAGCCAGTAGGAGTAGGGGTCGCATCACCGCCACCGCCACCGTCTCCACCACCATTAGATTTTTTAACCTCTGATTGATAAGCACCATACTCTGCTTCGGTAAGTGGATAGCTTGCCAAGAGTTCTTCTTGACCTGCTTTAGGTGTTGCACTGTTCGGATCAGTACCCTCATAAGCAATCTGAATAGACTCTCCGTCCTTATTGAAGTGAGTTCTCATAAAGGTAAGTAACTCAGCAGCTGCTTGGTCCTGAGCAGTTTGAATATTAGCTTGCTGTGAGGACGTACCTTGGAACATAGGGGAGGAGTAACGTGCTCTTGCAGGAGTCCAAGAAGATCTTGTTGCTCCTGTAGTACCCTCGTCAAAACCCTGAACCATCGTACCTTGATTAGCCATTACGGGTTGCTGCATAACATTACCCATCGCTTGAGGTGCCTGTTGCTGCTGTACACGAAGAGGAGACTGCATCATAGCTCCCTGAGCAGCTTGTACAGGTGCAGGGGCCATCATAGGCTGTTGCATATTACGAGCAACATCTTGCTCCGTCATTGGAGTGCCGCCAATCCTACCATTTTGTTCCATAGTGTTCAAGCCTTGTTTTGCTTGACCACGAAGGTTTTCAAAGAAATTTACCCCGTAATAACGAAGAACATCGGCAGGGACAACATATTCACCCTCCGACAGCATAGCTGGTATATCGTCTCGCACTTCTTTAGCAAGAGATCCTGGGGGTATATTATTACCGGACACTGGGTCTTTATTCATACCATCGTCAGCAATTCCACCATACTCAAAGAGTGACATTTGTTTCTTCATACTCATGTTATTTACTGCTCCTCCTTGGGCCAGTCTTAAATCTGTACTTGTTACCTGATCGGGGTCAAATTTTGCTCTAGAATCTCTGAGAACAGAAGCAGAATCTTTAGGTCTGTCTACAAGCATAATATAGCTTATACTTTCCATGTCCTCTACGTTATTTTCATAAGGAATATGCGTATAACCATCCTTAGCAAGTTCTTTACGTAAAGCTATAGCTGCTTTATGTCTCATAGCATCAGAGATATAACTTTGTCCAGGATTCATCTGCCTGGCTTTTTGTCTAATAATATCCTTAAGATCAGACTCAGTGAAATATAATTCATCATCAGTCAGTGTAAGATCTTTTCTGTCTAAACCTACCCTATCAGCTAACTCTTCAGGTCTAACAGGCTTATCTAACCTGGCCTTAAGTTCCATAGTAAATCTAGGCCTATCTTTACTAAAGACATCTGCAGATTTAATTTTATTTCTTTCTGCAGCAGCTCTAGCTGTACCTACATGAACACCTAAAAGATCGTGGGCAACTCCCCGAAACTTGTCTGTTGGCCCCTCTCCAAGTTCTGGAAGCCTCTCGTCAATATTACTAAAATTAGTAAATTCGTCCTCATTTACTGCCAAATGATATACAGTATCTTTAAAACCTAAACTATGTGCAGCCCTATCAGTAGCTGTCATTGCAGGGGGCATTGCCAATGGGTCTCTAGAGTACTCGGTAGCCTTTCTAGGGTAAATATCCCCAGTATCAACAGCTTTAGGTAAATCTACTCCTGTTAAAGGGGTGTAACCGACTATAGATTTAGAATCCTGAATTACACTTATAAGATTTTCAGGTTCTATCCCAAGTTCGTCAGCATACTCTCCTAATTTAGCATGGTATTTATTTATAAAGTCTACATCTTCAGGGTAATCTTTGGCAAGCTGTATTATCTTATCTTTTCCAACGGCATCGTAGACATCCACAAACTTCTTAGCTTGTCCATAATCTGACCACTCGGGGGCTTTGCCACTCTTAGGTGGCTCTAAGTATTTTAATTTATTCTTTAAAACTTTGTAAGTTTCATCAAGATATTCTGATTCATCTAAAATCCCAGATTGCCATGCAGATAATATGTCGTTCTCAGTATTGAACATACCAGAATCTTTTTGAGCTTGTAGTTCAGCTACCTCGTCTACTACACCCTCATCTGTAAGCACATTATCGAGATCTCCGGCATCGTCATAAGCAGGTAAATCTCCAGGAGTGTTAGTGCCTTCTTTTTTCTTAAAAGACCCTAAGATTTTTTCCAGTACACCCTTGTTGCCAGACTTTGCTGCCATCCTAATGGCACCCCCAGCTGGGCCTAGAAGTTCTAAACCAGCCATGCCAGCTATCAAAGCATAGCTAGGATCTTTCTTACCTAACTCTTGCTGTATTTCCCTAATAGTTCCTAATGGGGTGGCTATGTCTAATCCTGTCTCAGCCATCTGTACACTTAGGGGTTTTTTATCTCCAGTATTACCAAGAAAATTACCGTATGCAGCAGAACCAGGTGCTACCTCTGCACGTTCTTCATCTGTCATATCAACTATACGTTTACGGTAATTGGCTACTCCACCCTCTGCAAATCCTAAAACACCCACATCATTCAAAAGATCTATAGCTGCCTGATTTAAACCAGCCTTGCCTCTGTTAACACTTTCTTCCGGTAAAAATTGCCTTTTAAATTTATTTTCTCGCATTGTCCTGTAATCGTCCTTAGAAAAATGGACCATCTCTCTAAGGCTATCAAGAGCATCGGGAACTGGTTGAGAGGCACTTAAAGGATCTACAAATTGAATAGTGTCACTCATTTTTTCCGTTGTGTTACTGCCTGCAGAATTAGGTGCTACATAAACAGCTTCTGGATCATCGAAAAGCTCTGTTACAAACTCGTTCTGTTGGTTACTGCTACCCCTTTCTTTAGAGAGGCTCAGTAACTTTAAAGAATCTTCACCATACCTGGATAGAAATTCCTCGTCATTTCCGTATTTTTCTGCTAATATTTTAAGTCCTCTATGACGAAGTTCATGGATAATTACATCTAAAGATGCCCCATGTCTCGGCCCATAAGAAACAATATCGTATTCACCGTTATAAGACGCAGGAGCACGGGATGAAAATGACTCTTTGTCTCCAGATGCGTTATATGCTACTTTAAATATACCTTCAGGTAGTTTTGCAATAGTCTCTGGTTTTATATTATCTTGACCATACCTCCTAGCACGAGAAACTTTGAATCCAAGCATTGCAATTGGATCTTTTTTTAATAGGGGTGCAAGGGTAGCTTCAAACTCAAGGTTGCCCAGATCTCTTACATCTTCGTCATTATCAAACCTTAAAGACTCACTTCTTTCTATCGCAGAATTTACAGCATCCTCTTGGGTTTCATGAGTGCTTGTAGGTTCTATAACTTCCGCATCAAGCATCATACGAAGTATGTCATCGTCATAGGTATACCCCCTGTGAATAGTAGGTACGTTAATCCACTTACCTTTATATTTAAAAGTAGTGGATTTTTCAGATACCATTTCACCATCAGGTGTTTCGTATACCTCACGACCAGCCTGAGTCTTTTTTCCTGTAGCTCTACCCACTTCAGCCATTTACTTTATCCCTAAGATACTTAAATTTATTAAGGCAAGCTGCTTGACCTTGTAGCCTGTACAGATCTTCTGCTGAATTTGCTTGTTCCATCTGACGATGAACTTCAGCTAGTCTTGAGTTGATCTCTGCAAGAAAAGATTCCCACAGAGCTTTGTCATTCACTAGAGGTTTTAAATTGTGCATTACTGTACTGGACCTTGTCCTGTATTACCTGAGAAGCCCTGTTCTCCCGGCTGAGGGGCTGTACCGATTCCTATGTTACCTCCCCCGCCTCCTGCGGTATCCTGTACTCCAGGGGCTGCTCCTTGGCCCTGTGGGGGTTGTCCCTGTGGACCTGGTGCTCCTGGAGGTGGTGCTGGTGGTGGATTCTCTTGCTGGAACTTCTTCAAGATCTCAGCTTGGATTGCTGCTTGTGCCATATTGTTACCGACTTTATCGGGATCGAGATCCATAGACTTAGCAATCTCACGAACAATATAGTCCATTTTAGCAAACGGTGCTAGGGCTGGGTTAGATACGACTTGCATAAACTGCATAAGACGTTGGCTACGTACTTCGTTAGCCATCAGACTTTCTGTACCACGGGCCTTAACTTCTAGGTCGCCTTTAATTTCAGTGTCAAAGTCAAACTGCATATTAAAGTTAAAGAATGCTTTACCTAGAGGAGCAAGTAGGTAGTCATCAATATTTTTAACTACATTCCGGACAGATCCATTGGCAGCAGACATAAGCATGCTGATACCAGATGCCGTTCTACCTACACCGGAGACGCCGGTTTGACCGTGAGCAAAGGAAGGGAATCCAGTACTCTCGTCAGCCAAAACTCTGGCTTTATCAAACATCTGCATGTTCTCATTGGATACGTTAGGGAACTTGGTGCCAAAGATAGCTTGACCAGGAGCCCCTCCCTGTCTCCTAAACACTTTGCCTGGATACACGGAGAGGTCTTGCCCTGGGACGAGATTAGTCTCGTCTACCTCAATAAGCAAATTACCAGATAGGGCAGCATTGTCTACTGCCATACGCATAAAGCCGTTCATAAGTGTTTGTGTGTCATCCATATTTTCGGCAATACCTACGCCAAAAATACTGTATGGATTCATCTCATAAGGTGCAGCAAAGTAAGGAATGTAAGCAGGAGTAAACGGATTCATTACAAGTCGAAGGACTTGTCCGTTAGCAATCCAGATGTTTACACTCAGTTGATCTGCATCTTTTAACTCTTTAGGGATATCTACCCCTTGATCTTCAATAATCTCCCGATCTACAAAACCCCAGAACTCCAGAACTTCAAAACGTTCAGCTCTGTCTTCTTCTGAGTTATCTTCCATAATGTGTTCCCACCACTCTTTGCGGTAGTTTTCACCAAGACGTAGAGCATTGTCTACGGCATTCTCACGGAAGTATGGACGGTTCTTCAAAGCACGTAGCTGTGAACGGGACATCTTGTGGCGTTCTACCACATACTCTGCCTCTTCCATAGTGGAGGCATCTGGATCTGGGTAGAAGTTCCAAATAGATACTGAGGTAGTCTGTGGGATTGTTTTAAAGGTAGGGCTATAGTTGCCTTCCTCATCCCAATTTGCATACTCTTTATCAACAGCAAATGGACCTTTCATAATCCCTGTACCAAAGAGTGCGGATTCAAATGCAGCAGAACGCAAATGCTTTTTAGCATGAGACTCTTCTAGCTGATCGTGAATTTTCTTTTCCATCTTCTTAGCTGCAATCTCTGCAGGGTGAAGTTGGATTGAACTGGGTGTTTTTCCTGGATTATCTTCAACCTTGTCAGCTACAGGCTCAAGATCTTCCTGTAACCCACCTACACGCTGCATATACTCAGGAAAAGTTTCCCCTGCATTCAAACCACCAGACTCTTCTTTTGCCTTATTTAAATCTGGATTAGTTTCAAAACTAATTGTGTCTGGAACATTGTCAGGAAGAACTGTTGGGTCAATAGTAATAGGAAATTTATTACCGCCGAATAGAACCTCTGCAATTTGTCCGTAAGCAGCAAGAACTTTTGTCTTAGTAATCTTAACAAAAACCCTAGATTTTTCTGTGGATGTAAACTGCACATCAGGGCCATAAAGACCACGATAGTTACGGTAAGACTGAATCCAGCGTTCTTCGTCTAATTGACGAGCTGTTTGAGCTTTGCCGTACTTATCCTTGACGAACTGGATAATTTGGCCTGTCAACGGGTCAGAATAGTCTTCTTCTGCTACATCTTCAATAGCAGTAGCTTCTTCCATATCCATTTCCATTGATTCAAATTCTTCTTCCATGTCTTATCCTTAATATCCGAAAGTTGGATCTGATGCTTGAAAGCCTGTTCTTTGAGATGCAGGATCAAAGTCAAATATATTACTTCTTGGTCTCGTCATTACACCATATCTAAGAGCATCATACAAGTGATCTTCTGCATGTGTATCTACATCTTCTGGATTTCTTTTATCCAGAGGTAGACTAGGTATCTGCGATATAGAGTCTACACAAGTGTTAAAGAAAACTAGTCTAGGTTCTTCTGTAAACTCGTCTATCTGTAAACGTCTGTGCAACTCATTCTTACCTGCTACACGAGAGCCTTTAGATCTATCTGAAGGTCTCCATCTACAACCCTTCATAATCATTTGTTCTGCAAGGCTAGGACCAGTGTCTCCACGGTTATGCCACAAAGAAGAATCAAGTACTCCGTACCGTATCTTCTCGTTAGATTCACTTTCAATCTCTAAGATCATGTCTGCTAGATCTGTAGCTGTGACCTTAGATACGTAGAGTTCTCTGTAAACTATTAGTTGCTCTGATCCAGGGACCACGGCAAACCATAATACTCCGGTGTAAGATCCGTAACCATAGTCACAAGCCCTGAAACGTGTCCAATTACTCGGTATCTCGTAGGGATCAATGACATGATCACGACGATTAAACTCTGGGAAGGCAGCACCTTCGTTAATATCCCAATCACCTTCAAGCAACTGTCTTCTCTGATGCTCAGGTAGAGATAAGAGATTAGCTTCGTATAAACCATCGTCTGATAGGTAAGGGTTGTCGAAGAGGGTGGCTGGTATAAATTTTCTTTTGAATAGAGGCTCACCCTCTCGACTATGGCCTTTTGGCCATGAAATCACGTTACCGTTTTCATCGGTGGCAGAGAACGAATTATTCGGTGTTTGGGGGTCGATAAACGTTCTTTTTACCCACTGATGCCCAGGGCCACCTGGGTTGCTTGTTGCTCTCATATACAGTGGCAATCCAGATGCCCTAGTAGTACGGAGACGTGATCTCATGTAGTTCCATGCGTATGGTGTAGGCCACTGCGTAAGTTCATCAAAGCCTATCCAGCTAAAAGCTTGGCCTTGGTATCTCATAACGTCATCATCTCTATCGAGGTATGACATCCACAGTGTAGCACCTGATGGAGCTACCCAAGTCTTATCTCTTTCCATAAACTTAATCCCAGGGATAGCTTTTGGATAGAGTTGTTTACTTACCGATATAAGTTCTCTAAGCTCTTCTGTGCTACGACGAACCAATAGCATTCGTGCATTCGGGTTGCCCAAGTACCTAACTGGGTCTGCAACCATTGCATACGATTTGCCACCACCTGCTGCTCCTCCATATAAGACTTCTTGTTCTGTTGCTGCCAGAAAAGAGGTCTGCGGCCCAGGGTTTGGTTCAAAGATAACTTCTTGTGCAGCTTGCTCGAAGTCTATTTCTTCAGGCTTCGGTTGGGCTGGTATCGAGGTAGTCTCTTTGACCGAGCTGCCTACCTTCAAGCCTTTCGGCTTTTTCAAGGGCTTCTTTATACCTTTGGGCGAGGTAACGTTGAGTTGAAGCTTCTGTCTTACGTTTTTGCTCAATTTTAACTCTCTTGTATAATCCTACATGGGAAATATATCTTCCAGATTGAGTACTGAGCCAAGCAGAGACTTCTCTATAACTATAACGTTTTAAGAACTCCTTAGCTTTTTCAAACAATTCTAATTCTTCTGGAATTGGTAGGAGTATATCACAGTCCTCTGGATGTTGTCTATAGCCAAATGGAATATGTCTTCCAACTCTAACTGTAGCTTTCCAGACATACTCCTCACCAATTTTTTCAGGTTTAGGCAGAGTCCAAGTTTTAGTTATCTTCATTGTCTTTATGTGGCAGAATAAACAGTGGACTTGCTGCGGAGACTTCTACTTTTTCTGTCTTCACAAAACCACTACGATCTAGGACATCTTTTGCAGCTGCCATCTTTTCTTTATTTCCCAGATCTGTCGGGCTGTTCATAATTTCAAACATTGAGTATGCAGCCTTGGTTGAGGAAGAGGCAATAAACCTCTTCGTCAGTTCTGCAATTTCATCTGTTAATGCTTCTGCCACTTGCCTAGAAGTTACGGCATCTGCATATCCAGCAAGCTTTTTAGCTTTGACCAGATTTCCTCCAGCTTCCTCAAACAATACGTCAAGGAATTTTTGTTGCTTTTCTGTTAAATTTCTGGCCATGATCCTACCATCATTTGTACTACCTTGCACCCTGTAGAAAGACTTTTTGGGCAATCTCTCCACGGGTTATTCCGATATCTTTTAACTCTTTATCGGACATATTCTTTAAAAGCCAGTAGTCTGCACGGCGTTGTTGTGCTACAGCTACTGCTTCAAACCAATTTATTAACCATTTCATGTTTATAACTCCTGTTCATGAACATTATGCATACTCTTTGCATGCATAGGAGTTATACCATACTTAGTTATACCACACTACTGACAATAGTGCAACCCCGCTACCCTACTGGCACAAAGGTCTCTGTTACCGTAACAATTGTATCTAGATGTCCACTGCTAGAGGGCTTAACCTGAATTTTATCCCCTGGTTGCAAGATGAGATCAATATCTGGAAAGCTTACATAATCACTGTGACCTATACTCTTACCGTGTAGGAAGTGTGATGTGTAAGAGTCTGCCGCTACGTACCATTCTACGTCTACGTTAACACTGCCACTTGTTGCACCATTAACTACGTGAATAAAGGTAACCTCCGCTGTACAGTTAGCGGGACAAGTATACACAACCTCAAGGCTAGTCCCTGTGTTGTGGCCGTATACTGAACGCATACGGGAGGGTTTACCTTGATTGAGTACCGACATTAGTTTTTAACTACCTTTTTTATTGTTTTAACTACCCAAGCTTCATTTACTTCCGTGGTAGGGTCATCAGCAATGTAATGCCCCTTTTCATTCCTGGCACGAACCATCTCCAGTTCGTCCCCATCTTGCAGAACAGGATCACCTCCCTCCGAAGCTAGAATAAATTGCATAACTGAGTCATCTTTAGTATGCCACTCCCCTCTAATCTTCTCAGCGAGGACAGTACCAATGTGATCTACGACCCTATCATTTTCCAATCTCATGGTTTAACCCTTGTAAGATGCACCACACTTGGCCATGCCGCCCTTATTGTAGCCCATTTTCTTCTTAGCCATGCCACCCTTCGTATAGCCCATCTTCTTAGCTACTTTTGGTGCTGCTTTCTTAAGGGCTTTCATGCCTTTGTTCATCATAGTCATAATCCTTTTAAGTTAAGTTCTGTACTTTGCTGTCTTCTTAGCAATCTTCTTCGGTTGAGCTACAAATTGCTTACCTGATTTAGTTCCCTTACGTTTGGCTGCACTTGTAGCTTTATACTCTGCAGGAGATAGGGCATCTCTAGCTTTTTTAGGCAGGTAACGCTCACCTGTAGCTTTCTTACCTTGAGTAGAGGGCTTACCTGACTTAGTACCCCACTTCTCTTTGCCCCACTTCTTAAGACTTTTTTGACTTTTTGCTAGCGCCATCTGCTTTAGCCTTTGCTGTTTTACTTAGGTCTTTGTAGTGGTATAAATTCTTAGAGGACTTAGACATACGAGCACCTGTCATCAACGTTCCATCAGGATGCTTGTGAGTTTTACCTGTATAAAGAGTACCATCCCGTAAGTAATGCTTAACACCCTTCATGATTTATATCCTCCACCTTTTGCTTTGTACTGCTTGGCAACCATTTGGGCTTTTCTCGCAGACCATTGTCCAGGTTTGCCACCTTTTCCACCCGCCTTAACTTTGGCGACAAGGTTCTTACGCATGGTTGGTTTTGTGTAGTTACCGGCTGCATTTACTGTAGACTTCTTTTTCATTATGCTGATTCACCTATTTTAAAACAAAGAGGTGCGGCAAATACACCCCGACTCACTAAGTAGTCAGCCATCCTTGTTGCATTACTTTTGCATTCAGACTCAAGATAAAACATCTCTTCTGTATTAGCAAATACTTCACAGGAAGTAGCCATTGTGGTAGTGCAAGCAAGAATAATAGCTACCCACATTACCACTTAACCTTATCTGCCCAATAAGCAGCAGACATCTTACCTTTTTTAATATTCTTCTTGTGCCTAGCTTTAAAACTAGCACGTTTCTTTTTCATCTTGTCAGATTCACCTGCTTTAGGCTTACCTGCAGTAGATGCACCCTTTTCACCAAACTTGATATACTTATACTTACCACCCTCAGAAGCCATAACATGATGTGACTTACCACTGTCGTCATTAAGACGTTGTGGTTTGTTGACGCCTTTAAGTCCTGCGTCTTTCATCTTAGTTTTAACTCTCTCAGGGATAGCCATTATTTTTTACCTGCTTTACTATTTCTGGGAAAAGATCTATTTGCACGTTTAGTAGTTATAGATAGGTTTTTAGTTGAGTTATCTCTAGGATTACCATTACGGTGATTTACATCTTTACCGTCACCTTTTTTAACTGCCCCAACTTTTTTAAGGGCATTACGTGCAGCATTTCTAGAAGCCCTATTCTTCTTTTGCTGGTCAGTACCTTGATAATTTTTGTACTCTTTTTTGTAATTTCTCATTACTATTTCACCTACATCAATTCAAAATGTGGGCCATCAATAAAAGGTCTACGGCCTTGTGACCTACGCAGATCTACGTATGCCATCATAGCAGCCTCGGCTGTACCTTCGTATGTACGGATGTCACCCTCTGACCATGCAGCACCCCATTTGATAGCTACACCAAGCTCTCGTGCTGCCTCTTTCATTGCATCACAGAGGTCATCGTATACGTTTAACTCCCAGCAACCTTTACCGTCCACGTAAGCCATAAGGTCTACTGCACGTCCCTCTAGGTGCTTAGACTTCATAGTCTGGGACTTACCTGCAGCTACAAGCTTCTCTTGCTCTTCTACTGTGCGCATACCGTACACTACACCAAAGTCTACCTTGGTTAGTTCAATAGCACGTTTGACTACAGCCACTAGGCTTTCATCTACTCCGTCCATCTTAGATAGGCTGCGATTTGATAATTTAAAGGACATTATTTCTTCCCTGTAAAGAATTTAGATACGGATCTCATACCAATGCTGGCAGAAACTATCCCGCCTAGTGAATACTGATACCAAGTAGGCATAGCTTCTAGTGCTGTAAAGCCTGCCTGTACAATGGAGTTACCCCAATCTCCACAAAATGCAAGAATAAGGGGAATAGAGAAGAGTAGAGTAATCCACTCATCTTTCCAAGAGTTCTGAGTAGCTCTGATAGCTTCGATATCCCAATCAATCTCACCAGTAGCTTGTTTTACACGTATTTCTGCGTTAGCTTTTTGAATAGCTACCTTACCGTCAAGATAAGATGAAGCTAGACCGCCTACTGCACCTATTATTTGACCTATCATTTACTTGGAACCTTCTTAGCTAAGTTAGTTACACCCATAAATACTGATACTACGCCAGCGACAGAGACGAAATAGACAGATGCCATGCTGCCGATAATAGTCGAGGCGTTTTCTAAGCCCATTAACCCAGTGAGGACAACACCTGAAGGATACAGAAGCATTCCCCACAGTGCAAACCAAGCCATTTTCCTAGTCTGATCTCTGTGTGCATCTTCATCCTCAATACGCCTTCTTTTATCGTCTAAAGCTAGCTTATCCCACTCCGCTTCGTCAATACAACCGCTACCATCTACGTCAACTTTGTCAAACTCAGTCATTCCCAATCTCTCTTTCGATCTGGTTCAAGAACATCCCTAGCATTTAGCATTCCTTCAAGGAACATTGCTCTTTCTACTCTGTCTAAGGAGTATTTAGTACCAGTGTCTTGGAATATAGCTTCTCTTACGTAGAATACATCGGATCTTGGTATGTGTACTCTTCGTACTTTCCCTTCGTTTTTGTCAGCTAAAGCTCTGTAGAACTCTTCAACGACATTATCCGAAGCATACATGTGTCTTTTTCTCATATAGTTATACCTTGAGGTGGGGGTAAAGTCAATACTTTAAATGGGACGACAGAAAAAACTTTGTACGTCCATAAAGTACTACTTAAAGTTACTTAAAGTACTTAATAACTATTAATATATAAGAGATAATAAGAAACTTAAGGGTACTTTAAGTAACTTAAAGTAACACAGAGTTACTTTAAGTATAATTACATTAAGTATTATATAATACTCTGTGCCCCGCCGTCAAGGGGTAGACAAAAATATTTTTATTTTTATTGATTTTTTATTTGTGATCACAAAATATAATGGATAACACGGTGTGATCACATAAAGGTGCGACAATTTGACCAGAACTAAAAAATCCCCTCTCTGTCATTGGGCATATATACTATCTACGCACACCCCCCTGCCCCATACCCCCCGTAACATATTCAAGATCGTGAATACTATCAGACATATTCAAGAATTTGAATGTGTTCGTATATCAACGTATTCTTATATATGGATGTATTATACAATATATGATTACATATGAATACGTGCATGTGTTATACTGTAACATTTAACTGAACGAGCGTTCAATTATGCCGGGCAAGTACCACTCACCACCACACACCGCAACACATTCATATATTCGCATATGTAAATATATACCCCTACCTTAATTGAACAAGCGTTCATTTAATATATACCCGGTCGCATTGCCTCATAACGAGAACAAAACGTGAAACATGCCTGACACTCAATGTAAGCCCCTTACAAGCCCGAAAGGGGTTTTCGGGTATACTGACCCATAA